CGCTGGGGCAGGCTTAACCGTGAGTCGAACAAGCGCCTTAAAACCCGTAAAATGACCGTTGCTGACGTGGCCAAAGATCTGGCTGAGTTGGATGCGGAGAGTAGAGAGAAAGAAAACAACTCTTAACATTCACTTTACACTAAACCTATTGACCTTTACCCGCTTTTCTGGTATACTTATAGAGTATTCAGCTTAGGAGAGACACATTATGGCTCGTCGCACTTATCGCCATCGCCTTCAAGACCTCATTGACAACCCTGCAATCGCGACGCGCGATAAGAGTTTTGCTGAGAGTCTCTTGAACTATTACGAGCGCAAAGGCTCACTAACCTCTGGTCGTGTAGGCTGGGTGAAGACCCTAGAAGAGCGTTATAGCCCCGAGAACGTGGCTGCGAACGCCGCCAAGGGTGCAACCATGCTTGAGCGCCTGAACGCCGTCTGTGAGCGAACTGAGGAGTCTTCGTGGGCTCGCGGCTTCGTCAATAGCTTGCAAGGTCAGATCATGGGCGGCCGCGAGCTATCGCACAAGCAACTTGATATGTTGGGCAAGATCGAGAGTGAGCACAATGATGAAGCTATGACCGCGCGTCGGACATTTATTACCGACTATAAAACAAATAAAGATGGTATGCGCGATAACATGATCGTGTGCGCCAACTATTACCGCCCGTCGGGGTATTTCCGCCTGCTCTCTGAGAAAGTAGTCGAGGATAATGATTTTATTCCTACGCTCTCAGAGTTTAACAAGATGACTAAAAACAAATATGCTATTAAAGTATTAGCTGAACATAAGGCAGAGCCAAAATATGCAGTTGGTTCCTACGTTTTGCCTCGCGCTGGTAACTATGCAGTCAAGCACGCGTGCGGTGGCAAGCCCTGCATTGTTGTTGCGGTTAATGCTTCACCGATCGTGACAGCAGCTAAAGGCGCAAAGATCTATAAACTTTTACCCATCGGCAAAGCCGAAACACTATACGCTGAAGAGCGTGCCATCATGAAAGCAAGGAAGGTGAAATAATGGCGAGACTTATACATAATATTTTAATCATTGCAGGTATTGTATATCTGTATGAGAACAGACACTCATGGGTTCCAGAGGTAGTAAATGTTGCTAACACTGTTATGTCTCATGTGGGTTCAGCTATTCAAAGTGTTTAGTATATGTGTTATAGCACATAATAGACACTGTGTATAGTGGTGGATCAAAGTGGTTAGTTGTGGGGTGTTGTGGTTGCATGTGTTTATATAATGTTTTATAAATGTGTTCTGAGTGCGGTGGGGCTTTATACCTATACGCACACACAGTGTCAAGCACATTTATTTTGACATTCTTTTGACATGCCGCTGCATGCCCCCACATTTGACAGCATTTTGACAGCATGCGGTGGGCACTCTTTTTACATTCTTTTTACAAACGGCTTGCATGTGGCCCTCACATGTGTTATACTATTATCATAGGATATTAAATGTATTCAACTAAAGACAAAGTAATCGACGCACTCGCTGGTATTGCGCTTGTAACCGCCTTTATCATCATGTACGTTGCCGCATCACTGGCAGATTTGGCGGTGGCTGCGGGCTGATTTAATATATTAAACGTATTATATGTGTTAGTCTGCGACTTGCGTGTTTTGCGCGCAGGCTTTGCGTCTAGCGTTTTGATTAGGGTTCGCCTTAAAGGGAGAGGATTATGATAGTAGTTTATTTCGAGAGTTCATCGCATTCCGAACAAGTTGCGACGTTCACCGACGAAGATACATATGCCGCGTGCTTGCCTGCGCTTGAAGCCATGGCCACCGCCGAGCGCATGACCGTCACAGAGTCAGTACAAGAAGACACGGTGCATGAATGAGTCGCCGTCGATATGCTCGCGGTTTATTGTCGAGAGTCAAACAAATAATAATATTAAAGACTGATAGACCGTCAGAAGTGGCGTTCAACGTAGCTTATTGGGGAGTAGTTAGTGCGTGCTTATACGTATACATACTACAGTATACAGTTACCTTAGCTAGAGATAACATACATGCTGACTGATTCTTGACATATATTTGACAGTCACATGCGTTTGACAGTATTTTGACATACATTTAATCATTGTCAAGAACATGTTAAAAGTGTCAAAGGGCCCCCCTCCTCCCCCCTACCCCGAATGTATGTCTCGGTCGATTGGCGGTGTGCGGCTGAGGCTTAGCCCGTTCGATCGCTACGACCAAAAAATGCGAGATTATGACTTTTAAAAAACCGCACCTAAAAATTTTGAGGTTATACCGCATATATACTACATGGGTGGAGGATATAGAAAGAACGAGACGGTATTTGTACCAGACCACACTGTTTGGGTATGCCCTATGTGTGACGGCAATATCAGATGGTCGTGTGGGTATACCGGACGCGGGTATGCGTATTGTGAGAACAGTCCAAGCGCAACCCGTATGTTCAAACCCGGTGACAGTCGTAGAATAGACACATGCGATTGGGAAGGATTATGTGAGAGGCGCCCCGACGGAAAAGTGGAGATATACTATTACGGCCCTATATAATATATGGGCAGTAAGAGGGAAGCTGATCCACCAGTAGTTGGTGGACAGGCTTATAGTGGTTCTATAAGCACATTTCAGAAGCCGCGTTGGGCGCGTGGCACGAGGCGTAGCTTCGAGTTAGGAGACTTGGTAACCCTAGCACCTGAGTTCCGGTTTAGCATAGCCAGAGGCGGACCAGACTTTGGTAGATACGTGGGCATCGTTGTAGAAACGTTCGCCAATTGTGAGTATTTAGTTGTATGGACTAACCACCCGTTAGTTATTAGTAAGTTTACAAAGGGATTGTTCAATGGTGATCACCTGCTGTTGGTGGAAAAAGCGGATAAAGCGCTCATGGGGCGATAACGTTGGTATACGCCATGGGACGTAACGCCCATATGGACTTCATTGTTGGTGACTTGGTATACTACGTCGGTCACGGTTACCATGGCAATCCATATGGATATACCAGGGATGCGCCAGATGTGGAGTATAAGCGTGTGGGTATTGTGGTTAGGGTGGATGATAATATCTATCACACGTACAGCGTATATTGGCTAAAAGACGAAATTGCGTCGAATCATGTTGCAAATCACCTCGAACTGGTGTATAATGTATAATATAGACTATTTACAGTATGCAAGTTTCCAAACAATACATCGTCGTTACTATTAACGAAGCGCTATCTTCAACTGATAAATCCGATATCAAGAAATTAATCGGTACGGAGTTAGATAAACGTATTAAGCGTGAGTTGAAAAAGCTGCTTGCGGATGAGCTTGCGACTGCACTTAAATCTAAAGACACCAAAGCAGACATCGGTGAGATTGCTAAGAAGGTCATCAAAAAATTGTACAAAGACCTTTCTTTCCATCATCCATATATTATCGATCGAATTAAGGTTTAAATTGATACCCGACAATAGACACAACATTTCATGGGCCACCGCCGGATCTTGGATTAAAGATTCGTATAGACGTGACCGGTCTCTAGGGTTTGTTATGCAAATCGACGAACAAACCGGCATGATGTACGTCAATTATCCAAAACTCGGTAAAGGTGTTTGGGTCCGGTGGGAAAACACCGGTCATTATATGGTTATTAACAAATAAACGGACTAATTATTGCGCTTTAAGACGCGGAGAGAAGTGATGAAATATCTGATAGCAATTTTTGTACTGTCTGCATGCGGTGTTTGGGCTGCTAGTGCGGATAACACTGTGGTTTCACATGCGGCTGACACCGATACGGAAAATTCTACCGAAGAAAAAAATGGCGGTGAAAATTTAGCGCGAAGAAATCGCCGCGAATCGACACCAACCTACAATCGACCGGCATATGCTGGTGTGGCGCCGGCAATTGCGGATGAGCCCGTGGTCGACCGTTCTCCTATTCCGGCGCTGATTCTTCCAAATAACGTGTGTGTAATTAATACGGATCTGTCGCCTGATCGATCAATTGAGGACCATATTTTAGCCTGCATCCGCGCTCAAGAGATTAGACAGTCCATTCGATAGTAATATCCCCTACTTACTTATGTGGACATTAATTTAGAAATTGGTGACATCGTCGTTGATGTAGCCACCGGCGACATTGGGTTGTTGGTGGATAGATACAGTTTATCCGACGAATTACAAGGCCCGGGCGAAGGATTAGAGATCAACCTGTGGGCTTGGGAGATATATTGGACTGGTTCAAATCCAAGCATCAAAGTTATTAGAACTCGATATCAACCGTACACTGAAGAAGGTTTATGTAATTTAATTAGGACTGGCACCTTTAGAGTAGAAAAACGGAATTAATTGTATTATGGACTTGCAATCTGCGCTAAAAGGTGTTATATTAAAAGTAGGAGATTTGATAGTTGATGAAGCTACTGGATTCGTAGCATTATTGATCGAACGTGAAAGGCGTATCGATATGATATATGATGACATGTATTTTTGGCACGTTAAGTGGATAAAGAATATTGACCGTTATGCAGAAGACCCTACAAATGTCCCAATGTCAACAATAATTGAAGAAGAAGGAATGAAACTTTCAATTGTTGTTGGTATGTTAACACTTTACCCAGCAGACGGAGGGGACCATGAGTTCTAATTGGAATGTTTATAAATTATTTAAGAGTGGCAAGAGAGCGAAAGCTCCACTGTACACTTTTACACACGACGGTGATCACCCAGGAGCAGTTGAGCAATTTAATCAACTTGAGCTTGAACGCTTAGTTAAAAAATACGGCGAAAGAATAAAAAAATTCGAGTTTAGGGTTGTTGATGCTTCTGCTGACCAAGATCGGATCGAGGTATCCCCTGAAGAACAGTTTAATTTGGCCAGGAATGCAGTATTGTCATCGATAATCAGAGAAAAAAGGATTATAACTAAGAGGAACCTTAGTGGCGGACTTATATACGCTAAAGAAACTGGCTGGAATTGGCAGTGGGCTGCACTAGAATCCGGGACAAATAAGTTTGTTCAAAGTCTTTCTGAACGCTTTAAAACTCATAGGGAGGCAATCGTTTGGATGAAAGAGAAGATAGCGGCGTCTTAGTACCACCGCAAATAGGTGATTTAGTTAGGGTTAAAAGAGATTACTATATCCCGCCTACGGAGGGAGCACGTCATCCAATATACGGCGTCGTTGTTAATAGTGATTTGATAGTCAACAGACCGACAGGTAATTGGGTCCAAACGAAGATGTTTCCCGAAGTTGTAGTATACCTATTAAAAACAAGAGAAGTAATTCCATTATTGGCGACCGGAGTGGAAATAATTTCAAATTGCAATGTGCGTCCCTAATTAATAACGAGGGACTCTCTTGCAAAAAATAATTACATCGCTTTGTCACACTGCCATTGGGGTGAATATCGGAATCTTTATTGTCGGTATTATGTATGATTCAACTGGGCTAGCTTTCTTATCAATCATCAATATTATGCTATTGGGTACTCGATTCTTAGTTTTTAAAGGAGAGAACCAAAAATGAAAAAAGTATTACTGTGTGTATTAACACTATTATTATCTACTGTAACGGCAGCAACGCCGGTACCGGCACAAACTGTTGATCCCAACGCAACAACACAAATAAGTAACTCGCTTAGTGCGAATGAGAGGAGAGTTAGGAACGCCTCTGTTAGAGTAGTTTCCGGTAGAGGACACGGTACTGGTGGACTTATCAACTATAAGGGGATGCAC